CTCATATAAAATTCCCAGTACATTACTCAAACATTGTTCTGCATTTGCCTAATAGAGTTTTTATGACTGACGACGATTTAAAACAGCGCAAAGAATCTGAGGCGACCCCGATTTTAAAAAATCCTAGATTACCTACCCCTTATTACCAAGACGATTATGTTACCCTCTACCATGCCGATTGTAGGGAGATATTGCCGCTATTAGAGCCTGTGGACTTAGTGCTTACTGACCCGCCTTATGGGATAGGCATCGCAAGTAACCCTGTTAGGCAAAAACACGAGCGCAAAAGTTGGGATAATGCACCACCTGATTGCAGCTTAATAGAGTTGGTAGTAAGGGCTGGTAAGCAAGCAATTATTTGGGGCGGCAATTATTTTGGGTTATCTCCTAGCCAATGTTTTTTTATTTGGGATAAGCAGCAGCCAGAAGATTTTAGTTTGGCGATGGTTGAAATGGCTTGGACTAATATAAAGGGGCCAGCCAAAATGTTTAGAAAGTCTGTTTTGAGTTACAAAAAAGAGCATCCCACTCAAAAGCCAGTTTCTTTAATGTCTTGGTGTATTAGCAAGAGTAATAACCCTAAAAACATTTTAGACCCTTTTGTTGGTTCGGGTACTACGCTTAGAGCTGCTAAAGATATGGGAATTAAAGCTATAGGTATTGAGCGAGAAGAGCAGTATTGCGAGGTAGCAGCAAGGCGATTGCGTCAGGAGGTGCTAGGCTTATGAGTGATGACGATAAAGAAGATACAGTTGTTCAAGAATCCTTAACACCTGAAATATTGCCTCCTGTATTGCGTGAGATACCGAATACAAGGCACCACGTTAAGAATGAGCAACTTGGATTACAGATACGGGACTTAGCCAGGCTAGGTCTTTCTAAGTCGTCTACAGCTCTTGCAGCACGCTTATCGACGCATTTGCTAGAGAAGTATTACCTAGAGGAGTTCCTAGAGGGTCAGGCTGAGATGCAGCGTGGTTTAGCTTCTGTGGCTGTGTCTGAGGCTATGAATGGTAATACGCCCGTATTGCTTCATTTGCTAAAGACTAAGCTAGGGTGGAGTGAGCAGCATCAGATTGAGATTTCTGGAGAGGTTAGGAGTGTTGTTAGTTCCAAGCCATTAACCAAGGAAGAGTTTATCCAGCGGTATTTGGATAAAGAGTGAAACGTAAGAAGGTTGTAGTTGAGAGGTTAAGATACTTTAGGTGTCCTTACTGCAAGGTAGTTGGCATGGAGGTTCCTGCTAGTGATGTGTTTAATTGCAGGATTAGGTTTTGTAGGGGTGTGATTGAGGTGAGTAAGCACGAAGTAACTAAAGAGGATTACGATAGGGTATGGGGATAGAGCACAGGCTTAAAGAGAGTGATGCTGAGGTTAAAAGGTGTCCTGGTTGCGGGTATATTTCTATGCTCAAGGTTGAGGATGATAAGCCTTATGTTAGCTTACAGGGTGGTGCTACTGGACCTTACTTTGTGTGCCAGAACTTCAAGTGCAATGTAGAGCGGATTTATAGTGATAATGCGGTGATGGTGAGTGGAAAATGATAGAAAACCCTATAATTGAACATTGGGAAGAATTAGGCTTTACCGCAGTTATAAGTTGGGAAGGCGACGATCCAGCGGCAATAGATTTTAAGTTGTATAAAATTACTGACATATGGAACGGAAATCCAGTTTGGGAACGTCTTGATAAAGATTGTTACAATACAAACAAATTAGAGGAAGCTCGTGTTTATTTGGATGGTTTTATAAAATGGGATGGGTGTAGCAACTGGCGATTTGTGCAGCAAACTAATGTAATGCTTCACTTTTGCAGCTTAAAAGAAATGCAAAACATAGGCGATGTTTTTACTCGTTGCTGGACTATGACTGAAGACTTACTGCCAAAGTTTGAAGGCGATAGTGGACGATAGGTTTTCTGAGCATAGGGCTGGTGAGCATGTTGTATGGTCGCCTCAACCTGGCGCACAGGAAACTCTAGTAAACTGCCCTATTACCCTTATTGGCTTCGGTGGTGCCCGTGGAGGCGGTAAAACTGACGGGGTATTGGGTAAGATGGCAGTAGACCAAGAACGCCTTGGCGCTGATTTTAACGCTATCTTCTTCCGTAAAGAACTACCCCAGGCTGATGACCTCATTGAACGAGCTAAGCAGATTTACCTACCCCTAAAAGCTCATTGGCAGGACCAAAAAAAACAGTTCACTTTTGTAAATGGTGGACGCTTACGGTTTAGACCATTAGCTAACGATGCTGATGCTGAAAAATATCAGGGACAGAGTTTGAGTCATGCGGCTATAGAAGAGGCGGGAAACTACTCTGACCCTAGCTGTATCTGGAAGCTATTTGGAGCACTCCGAGGCAAGGGTGGTGGTCAGGTCATTCTTACCTTTAACCCAGGCGGTGTAGGGCATGGCTGGTTAAAAGAGCTGTTTATCAAGCCAGCACCCAGAGGCATGAAGGTTTTAGAAAAGTTACTACCTAACGGCGCTAAGTTTGATTACATCTATATCCCAAGTCGGGTAGTGGATAATCAAATACTGTTAGCTAGAGACCCTGAATACATTAACCGCTTGCACATGGTAGGTAGTCCAGAGCTAGTGCGAGCATGGTTAGAAGGAGATTTTGAGATTCATGAAGGCAGTTACTTTCCAGAGTTTAGCTCTAAACATATTATTGCTCCTTTCAACGTCCCAAAACACTGGCCCCGCTATTTGGGGTTCGATTGGGGTTATAGTTCCCCTTTTGCTGCTGTCTGGGGTGCTGTTAGTAGTGGACGTGATGATGGAGGTAATGAAGTGCCGTATCCAAAAGGAAGTCTTATTATCTATCGAGAAATGTGGGGAAAAGGAGTCGATAACGTTGAGCAAGCAACTAGAATCGCTTCAGCATCCGTGGGAGAAAATCCAATAGCGGTAGCTGACCCAAGCATTTTTAAGTGTGATGGTGGTCCTAGCATCAATGAGCAGTTCTCAAACGTGTTTGCCAAGTACAAGCACCCGCCATTTAGAAGAGCTGATAACGACCGTATTTCAGGCTGGTCTCAGATACGACAACGGTTAGTCGCTAAACCTCCGTTACTCTACATTTTTGCAACTTGCCCATACCTCTTAGAAACTCTACCATCCATGTCAATAGACAAAAGGCATCCAGAGGATATGGACACAACTGGTAATGACCATGCTTGTCTAGTTGGTAATACTTTAATACGCACCGATTCAGGTCTTATTCCTATTAAAGACCTTTGCGGTAATTTTTCAGTTTTTGTTTTATCGCACGATGGGTTTTATCAAGAAGCTTGTGGGTCACTAACACGCAAACAAGCAAAAGTTATTACCCTTACTTTTGACGACAATTCGCAAGTAACCTGCACTTTAGATCATAAGTTTCAGCTAATAGACGGATCGTTCAAAAAAGCGTCTTTGCTTACATCTCAAGATCTGATACGCTGCGTTACGCATGAGAGTTACGGTTATTTCAGACACGTGCCAAGAGTTCGACGGGGTAAAGTATTACCGTTGCGGGCATTACTTTTCATCGCAACAAAAACACGTTCGTGGCTCAAGAAGATTGCACAGAAAGGTTTGGGAATACTTCAATGGTGCTATTCCCAAGGGGTTTCATATTCATCACAAGGACCACAACAGAGCCAACAATCAAATAGAAAACTTAGAGTTGTTGGATGCAAAAACGCATCTATCAAACCACATGACGCCAGAACGCAGGGAAGCTGCCAGAAAGAATATAATTGCCAAAGCACAGCCAATTGCAAGACTTTGGCACACATCTCTTCAAGGCAGGGAATGGCACTCCGAACACGCCAGAGCAGTAGCAGCATCAATTCCGATAATTACAAAAACTTGCGAGTTTTGTGGGACAGAGTTTCAAACAAAAAAACACATGGATTGGAAAACCAAGTACTGTCATCAAAACTGCAAAATGTCTGCACGTCGAAGACGGTTAAATCCATCTCTCATACCGAAACCCCGCAAGATGTCTATTGCTTAGTTGTCCCAAGTACAAGTACCTTTGTTCTGGGTAATGGTGTCGTGTCTCATAACTGCGACGCTTTACGCTACCTCTGCAAAGCACGGTTAATTGACTCCAAGTGGGAGCAACCAGCACAGGTTTTCAATAAAGGTGTAATACAGATTCAGAGCTACATCGAAAAGATTAGGGCGAGAAACGCAAAAAGTAGAATATGAAGAAAGTTGCTAAGTCACTTGTAAAGAAATACTCGCCTCGCTGGTGGAAGCAACAAATCACTATCTCTGAAGACCGCCGCAAACGCTTTATTCAAGACTCAGAAGAGTCAATACGGGTATACAACGCCCAAAAGCAGATAGATAGCCTAAAGGACGCTCAGCGCCGCTTAAACGTATGGTGGTACTGCATTAACACCTTACTTCCTGCCTATTACAGTTCTACCCCTAAAGCCGAAGTAAATCTAAGAAAACGCACAGGTGGCATACCCTACGAGCTTGGTAGCATTATCCTTGAGCGTAATACCCAATACTCAATGGACTGTCATTTTGACTTTGACAGAATTGGATATAACGCAGCTTTGCAGTTTTTGCTTACTGGACAGGCTGTTTTGTGGGCTAGGTATGAGCCTAAGTTTGAGACTGTATTTCAGCAAATAGCCGTTATACAGAACGAGGACGGCTCTTATTCTGACGGCAATGGTAACGCCTTCACCGATGAGTTAGAAGACATTACCGAGGCTCCTGGAGGCTTATTACTGGCGTCTGTGAAGGTAGAACAGAAGGTAAGTGAGCGAGCAGTTTTAGACGTAGTGCAATACAATGATTACTTCTGCTCCGATGCTAGAAACGAGGCAGAGATTGAGTGGCAGGCAAGAAGAGCGTTTCTTGATAGGGACCAAGCCGAAGCTTTGTTTGGTGAGGAAAAAGCTGAGATGCTCAGTTATGACAGTTTCCCAGAGGTCATTAAGAAAGAAATCGCTAGAAACGAGGACAAGTACGACGGCAAAGCTGAAGTATTTGAAATCTGGTGCCAAGCTACAAATAAAGTCTACTGGATTCAAAAGTCAGGCGACCAAATCCTAATTGATGAGACAGAACCACCAATTAAGTTTGAAAAATTCTACCCTTGCTCAGTTATCCGTCAAAGTCTTGACCCAGATAGCGTAATTCCTGTCTCAGACTACGCACACGTTAAAGACCAAATCCTAGAGGTTGAGCGGCTTACTACCCGTATTCACGCAGTCACTCAGGCTATTCGTACTAACTTTGCGTATGACTCAGCTATGGGTCAGACCATCGAGCAAATTTTCCAAGATGACCTTAAAGGGGTTCCTGTTAACAACTGGACGTCGAGCCAAGGTCGTGGCGGTCTTGCCGCTGCTATGAACTTCTACCCCGTAGAACCATTTATTAACGCTCTAAACGTCCTTCAGGGCGCACGACAGACAGCACTCCAGCAGCTTTATGAAACCCTAAAGGTATCTGACTTATTGCGTGGCACTTCAGAGCAGTACAAGTCAGCTACGGCTAATAGACTAGAGAATCAGTGGTCGTCACTTGGTCTTATTGTTCGGCAGAACATGTTCACCAAGTTTGTATCCGATGCCATTAGTAACCTTGGCACAATTATTGCGGAACAGTTTGATGACCAACGCATCCTAGAGATAGCAGACGCAGACGAGCTTATTGCTCCAACTATCTACCTTCCACCCCCACCGCCTCCACCGATGGGTCCAGATGGTATGCCATTAGGTGAGCCACCTCTCATGCCTGACCTGGGGCAGATGGTGGAAATAACTAAGATGCAGATCCTTGGCATCCTACGGGACAACAAGATGCGTAATTACCGCATTGAGATTGCTTCTGACTCAATGATTGCTATCGACCAGCAACAGCAGCAGCAAGAGGGTGTAAACCTTATTCAGACCGCTGGTGGTTTCTTTGACCAAATGAGAGGTCTTGTAGACCAGTACCCGCCATTAGCTGAGTTTAGTATCAGCTTCTTTCAGAACATGATTAAGCGCTTCAAGGGAGGCAAAGAAATTGATGGTATCTTTACTAAGGCTCTTCAACAAATTGCGGAGATTGCTAAGGCTAAAGAAGAGGCTGCGAAACAGCCGCCGCCACCAGACCCAACCATGCAAGAAGTACAGGGGCGGTTGCAAATTGCACAGATAGAGGCTCAAGCTAGGCTGCAACAGGCACAGATGGAAGCTAATGACAGAGCTGTCCGTAGCCAAATTGAAGTGCAAAACCAGCAGCTCAAAGCCCAACGTGATCAACTTGATGCTCAAATCTCTGTTCAAAAACAACAGGCAGATGAGTACTTTAAGCAACAAGAATTGGCACTTGCTCAGCAAGAGGTGCAAGTTAAGCAGTCAGCCGTTCAGGTTGATATGCTTAAAGTTCAGTCCCAGGCGCAATCGGAGTCTGATAAGGCACTCATTAAGCAAGAAGCTAGTCAGATGCAAAGCATCATTGAAATACAAAAGCTTGAGCTTGAGCAGATGCGTATGCGCCTATCTGAGTCAGAGAAACTCATGGAAGAGCGTAGACTTGCTTCGGAAAATCAGCTTGAACGTATTCGTTTGAGCATGGAAGCGATTCAAACTCGACCAACTGAACAGCCTAAGCAGGATCAAAAGCCGATAGTAATACAAAACATTATTCCTAAAGCTGGACGACGTAAGGGTATGATTGGCACAGACGACATGGGAAACACTACGTTATCAATTCAAGACGACGAAGATGGAAATGAGGATTAGTTATGCCAGGTGCTCCATTTCCAGGTGAACAACCTGAACCAGATCCAGCACCAGATGGTTCATTAGGGCAGGACACTAATTATGTTATTACCGCAGGCAATTTAGCGTTATTAGCCAACGGAACGAAGTCCAGTTTGCTTGCGGTGTCTAATTTAGGCTCGGCAATTACTTCTCGTATTAACTCAACACTAGACCTTATTGAAGCTCTAACCGGATTTGAAACGTTTGTAATTGATGCTAGTTCGTTAAATGACTTGGCAAACACTCAATTATCAGACGAGTTAGTTGTTGCTAACGTGGGCGATTCTGACTTTGTTCGGGTAGTAATTTTACTAGGCGAGATTACGCCAACTGGTGCGCCAACTATCGTACTAACTAATGACACTGTGGGTTATGAATTAAGTGTAC